AATCCATACTGCGAAACATACGCACTATTTCGGCTACGTTATCGACCTCTTTATCCATAAATATTTCCCATTTTTTTTTCATCATTGCTTTGTTGTGGGCTTCCATCGCTTTACCCATCATTATCTCCTAAGATTGTTTTCATGCGGAAGGCTACTTTGCGTAGCTCTTGTTCCATCTCTGGCTCGATAAACCCCGTGAATAATGGTTTTCTGTCTTTGGCTTGTTCTGCGTCACCAGCGACCAAAGCAAATGTCTTATCTTTGGTAGACAGCTCAAACGTAATATGACCAACTGTAATGCGCTCACGTTGCGTGTCTGGATGCCTACGCTTGGCTTTGAGGCTATGCGTACTCATCCCGTGCATTCCCCATCATTTGCTTGGCACAAGTATGCTTCATCATCAAAAATCCAATCGCCTTGACGGTTCACAAAATTACCAATTTCTTCGTATGTTCTTTGCTTGTGGAATTGTTGGAATTTTTTTGCTTTGCCGTAACGGATTTTTTCTAAATTAGCCCACCATTGAGCGCGCTTTGGATGCAATCTCCACAACGCAGCAATGTTTTTTTCGCTTTTTAAAAAACAACCATCGCAGTTCCCAAACCCTGGTTGAACATTTAAATCAAACGGCTGAACGCGCCAAAAGTCCATAACATGTTGTTTTGTTTGATTGGCATCAGCTAACGGATAATAATTAAAATATTCTTTCTCATTGCTTTCACTTACCCTATGCCGTTCATCGGCTCGTATTCCAACAACATTTGCCCATTGTTTCCAATTTTTGCTTTTTAAAAATCTTTTGATTGTTCTTATTTTCATTTCGATAGTACAAAACCTTTGAAAATTATTTGGCAAAGTTGATCTTGCTTTTATTAATATTTCAAACGGTTCACCATTTCGTGAAGCTGAATTATGATTAACTATTTCAAACGTATGATTATAAATATTTCGTTTTTGATTGTAGACTGTTCTGTATTCCAACCAAGTCACTGGCACACGCCAACGCTCACTGCACTCTTGCACAAAATCTAATGTCTCAGGCATTTCACGCCCAGTGTTTGCAAAGACAACTTTGACTCTTTCTGGCAAATCTCCATTAGCATCTAAAATTTGGTGCAACATATATCCGCTAGTGCGCCCACCGCTAAAACTTATAAGCACGTTACCGTCAGGCAATTTGTATGGATTATCTGTCATAGATCCTCGCTCAGTATGTCATCGAGGATAAGCGGTACTTTACCCGTGCCGCTACACACTGGACACTCAACAAACTCTTCCAGGCCATCGCCGTTGCTAAACTCGACTGGCCACTCAATGTAGAACGGCATAGATCTTTGACCGCGACCACCGCAGTGTTTGCATTGAATGAGGATCTGGTCATTCATCTACCACCCGTAGCTTTATCAGTGGCTTTAGAAACGCCTCGACATCGCCAACTGATCTGCACAGCGCCCACTTAAACCCAGCATCAACTAATGCATCACGCATACGCCGCTGGTTTTCGTTCATAGATCCGCGCTTAGTCTTTAGTTCAATAAACAGCGCTTCATTCATTCCGCTTTTGGTGTCGGTCATTGGCACAAAGATCTCTAGGTCTGGCCAGCCGTATTTTGTACCCAGCTTCTTTAGACGGTTTATGTAATTTATGTGGCGCTTACCTTCGTTAGGACTGTGATGATAAACGCAGTTATTAGGCAAGCTGACATCTAAGTAAGTAACAACCTGATACTGTAATTGATCCTCAGTCATGGCGCACATAGAAGTCATTTGGCATAACTGCACCATGTGTCTGCAACATAATCCGCTCCATATACTTTACTGATGGTATCAGCTTTTCCTTGTTGCCATGTCGCAAACACCAACGCCTCGCCACAGTAGCATGTGGCGCACCTAATGCGTCTGCTAGTTGCGCGTAAGTCCATCCTAACTGTGTACGATATTGTTCTAGTGTCATACAGAAAAGTATCGTGGTGTTTGACATTTTTGTCAAATCGTAGTTACCTAATTCTATCTAGTACTATTTAATGCCATCTGATGCGTTTTACTACTAATTTGTCGCAACCGATTGCATTGACGAAAAGCGACAATTTTAGGAGAACAGCCATGAACGAATTAACTGATTCAATGGTAAGTATGAGTAACAATTTACATGAGTGTATAAAGCGGTCTGGTATGACTGTAACTGAGGTAGCAGCCGCAAAAGGCGTGACACAAGCTACCCTACATCGATTAAAATCTGGTAAGGTAAAATTAGGCATACAAGATGCAGAGCATTACGCGCGAATCTTAGGCTGTACTGTGCAAGAGATTCTATTTCAGCAAGAACCGATTCCCGTAATTGGTGAAGCTGTTATGTTTGAAAACCGAATTGAAAGAGAGTTTCACAACCCACAAAAGTTTGAAGTGTACGCAAAAGATCAGTACCTTCGAGATCGTGCCTGTTTTTTGTGGAAATGTGAAGAAGAAGGCAAAGGTTTTTGGTACGACTGGGATGGCGCTATACAGTTTGTAAAGCATAGTCCTATTGTGGATAAAACAATATCAAAAGAATGTTTTCAAAATATTTGCATTGTAAAAACCAAAGAACCCATTGCCTGTTCTAAATGTGACGATGGTCACGATTGCGATATTTTTGGTGGCGTACTTTATCCACAGCCAGGCGGTTTATATACAATTCATAACGGCAAATCGAATGACACATTTACAGATTTAGATCTTGAATGGGCAACGCCTACATTAAGCACTGTTTTCCGTCCTGATCTGCTTGGCATTCACATAAAAACTCTTGGCTAATAAAAAAATTTTTTAAAAACTATTTACGTTTAATGCGTTTGGTGGTTACCTTATGCTATCTAATACTATTGCAGTATTCGATAGGGGGTATCGCAAATGTTGCACATCGAAACGCCTGACTGGGCGGCAAGACATAATTACAAACACCACAGCAATCCGCGCTCGAAGGATCGTGCTAAAAATATATTTGAGAAATCTGTTGTGCGTCCAAAAGTAGATTGGGCTAGGGAAAAATTAAAAGATCCTGATCAAGAAGAACATCACCAAAAAGCACATCAAATTTTAAATACGTTCACTAAAAATAGAAGCAGCGCTGCTATGCGCGGTGGTATCGCTGTGCAAGATGCTTGTGATCTCCATCTGATACCTGATCAGTTTGGAACAACACTAACGCTTGTTGAGGCTATACACGTTGCCCAAGAGAAAATGCGTAACTATCAGCCCAAAGATTGGAATGCCACCGTCAGAGAGGACGATACAGCGCGTAAAGAGCATTACATTGAAGAGATACCTAAAGTTGTCGAACATGCAGTCCTAGGGCTGCAAGAGGCTATGAAAAGGGATAATAGGTTAATAGGTGAAACACAGTGCTTAGATCGATTGCCTGGTAACGCCCTACCCCACAACACATTGCCTGACTATGGGCGGCGTGGGGATCTTAAAACAAAATGGTCTACGCCGCACCACGCTGCAAAAGATAAAACAACAACTAAATGGCGCAAGGCATCGCTGCCTAGTTCATTGAGCGGTATGTTTGATATGAACAATGTTTACCAGGTAGCTGGCTTTTACGCACTAAACGGTAGGCAACCACCGTTCTTAGTTTACGCTAATGCATACGACTATAAAATTTTTAACCAAGACAATGCGCCAGAACTAAAACCAGATTACCTGGAAGAAGTGATACGAGACATTGCCATGCATCACAAAGTAACTGAAAACATTCTGCGAGTTGCTAACAGCACACACGAATTGATTAACTTTTGTGACCCAGATTTTAATCAGATTTATTGGAAAGAACCGCCAGCCTATGTGAACGAGGCAAAGAAACTTTGGGGATTAGAAGTATAATGACAAACAAAGAAGCAATAGCTGCGCTGGCAAAAGCGCAGTCACAAATGAAAACACCACACAAAGATGCTACTAATCCACATTTTAGAAATAGATACGCTAGCCTCAAGTCATGCATTAAAGCGATAAAGCCAGCGTTAAATACAAACGGGTTTGCTTTGATACAAGCAGCTGGGAAAGATGAACAAGGTCATTTTATACAAACGACTTTTGAGCATACGAGCGGCGGCATGTTTACAAGTAAGTTTTACATGGAGCCTGAGAAAAAAGGTATGCAAGGATTAGGATCTGCTGCAACCTATGCAAAGCGATACGGCTTGCTAGGTCTAGCTGGCATCGAGCCTGATGAAGATGCAGACGATGATGGCAACGCAGCTGATGAAAAAGCAGAACACGAACACGATGATGCTGTGCGCGCAGAACGTGATGAAGTACCCGACAGACCATCAGATCGAGATCTAAGGATCTGGGCTGATAGAATGAAAGAAGCAATTGAAAAAACAATCGAACCCTGGCAGCTAGAAAAACTAGCTAAGGATTATAAAAAAGAATTTGAGGCAATTAAGAAATACGGCGGCAACCTGGCAGACGAAGTAATAGCGTACAGCAAGATACGCTTTGATCAAATCAACGAAGGAGTCAGGAAGTAATGCCGCACTTTAGTAAGTCTAACCATCAATTTAAATTTGGATTAAGTGGTGACAAAAATTATCGATTAACTGCATGGATTAATTTTCAAACACCTTGGAACGATGCGACCAATCGCTACGATCCAATGACGGAGGAGCAACGCGCACAATGTGAAGAGTTATTTCGACAGTTCCAAGCATCAGGCTGTCAGATCGCTGTAACTATCACAGAGCGCACTAACGATGTTACAAGCGAGGGTAAGCCAGATTGGAAAGCTATGCCTGTTGCTGGACGCATGACGCTGTACCCGAATGACTACACAAGCTCATCGCACATAAGAGAAAGCATATCTGTAGATACATCAGCACCAGCTGCAAGCACACAAAGCGATGACGGATACAAGGGGTTTGCATAATGGCTAGTGGAAATCTCTTAACAGTAGCCCAGGCAGCTGAAAGGTTGTTTGGAAGTGATGATCGAGCAAACTACGTCAGGACACTGCGCCTGGTAAAGTCTGGAAAAATTCATCATGTAAAAATGGGAACAAAAATCTGGATTAACAAAGATGTGATTGACCAGGTGGGCAAGCCACCTAGTCAAGTAATATCTGACTAAACCGCAACAAACTTTTTACGCTTAGTCGCTGTGTCTGAAAATATATCAGTCACAGTGTCTACAGCTTCAGTATCTTCTTCATCATCAACTAGCCAGTGACCGTAAGTGTCCTGAGTAATCTGAATAGTTGCGTGACCCATGTAAGATCGGACGCGCCATAAATCATTTGGATAGCGTTGCAAAACTTTAGACGCATAGTAGTGACGCAGATCATGCCACCTGATATACGGCACACCAGCTGCCTCACATGCTTTACGAATAGCCGCTAAATATTTTGCTGGTGTTTTGTAAGTACCTTTGCTGGTAGCGAATACTAATGCGTCTGGATCATTAGGGCGGCCTTGACGGATGTACAATTCTTTGAGCATCTGAACTACATCGCGTGATAGATCGATAGTGCGCGTTCCACTGTACGACTTTGGATCTCCAATGCCAGCATTACAATGCTTAACTGCTTGCGTAACGGTAACCCTACATTTGTCGAGATCAAGAGCGCCCCAAGTAAGTGCGCGCTGTTCACCTTGACGCAAACCTGATGTGTAAGCAAAGCGCATTTCTAATGCCCAACTATCTGACATTTCTGCTTCGATGGCAGCTATAACTTTGCTTGCGATAAGCTGTGCTTTTTTTCTGTTTTTCTTTATCTCTTTACCTTTGCGTTCCACACCATCTATAGGGTTAGTTTCGCGGCAACCTCTTGCCTTGGCAAAACGCATCATGTGACTGACAGAACCCAAGATATTTTCGATACGTTTTCTGGAACTCAACTCACCATTTTCTTTGATCTCTAACTGATCCATAATATCTAAATCGACCATGCCCATTGTGAGATCTTTAACAAGCATATTTGCAACTAATTCACCTTCAACTTCATAGGCTAAAAATTGTCGTGTGTGACGCTCTTTACCAACATAAGATGATTTAGATCTTTTACCTCTTTTCCACTCAGTTTCCATGCGATTAATAAACTGTTCACGAAGTTCTGCGAATGTCCATTTCCATGTCTCTTTTGTTTTAGCTTCGGGAGAAATAACTTTATTCAACTCGTCTAATGCGTGAATTGCTTCTTCTTTAGTCGGATAAAAATTTCTTTTACCGCCCTTCATAACGTAGCGTGTATCAACGCACCAAGCAGAATGACCAGCCTTTGCTCTTGCCTTATTATATTTGACTTGAATGTTAAGCATCTAAATTCTCCAAATTGTGTCGCAATATGTCACTACATATATCATTTTTTGACACTATTTGAAGTACTTTTCTGCAATAAGCCCCGTGACCTTTTATTTTTGTTAGGCACACGGCTAGGCACACAGAGCCCCTAAAAAGGGGTTAAGTTATTGTATTTATTAAGAAAGTAATGGCGCGGTTGACGGGGCTCGAACCCGTTAAAAGGTGTGCGCGCACTGTAAAAAACCTTATTTTATTGTACTAAATTGTACTAGAAAGCACCCCAAAATACCCTATGTGAGGCACACGTTAGGCACACGGTGTGCCTAAAATACGAATCAAATTAGCTACGAAAACTTCGCGTCTTAGCCATGATCGATTTAGGCTGTTTCGAGAACTGCTTGCCCTTCTTTTTGTCACGCCTTTTGGCAGCTGTGGTGGCTGCATATTCTGCTGGTGACAACGCCTTGATAGCTTTCTCAGGTAAATATCTTTCACCTGTTACGGACGATTTCTTACCCGATTTGGTGCGCCATTTCTGGTCACCCCAGTTCTTTAATGATCGTTGTGGAGCGCGCATTAGCTTTTATAACCCCCACCTTTTGCCTTGTAAGTTTTGGCTAAAAGTTGCGCTTTACGAGCTGACCATTTGCCAGCTGCTGTGCCGTGAGTAGCCCTGCCTAAGATCGATTTAAACAGACGCTTTCGCATCCCTGGTTTGTCGTAATTACCAGACTTGTTGACTTGGCTTTTAGCCATCTATTTACCCTTCGATTTCTTCTTGCCGTACTTGCCCATGATGGACATTTTTTTTCCGTATCCAGGCATTATGCTTTCCCCTTTTTCGCTCTGTTTCTAGCTAAAATTGATTTGCCTTTTTTACGGGCATCAGCTGATGATGATGCACCCCAGGCGCGCAGTGATAATAGCTTGCGTGTAGGCTTACCTTTACTGTCGTAATCTGGTCCTTTTGATGCCCCCATGCGCGAGAGAAAAGATCCTCGTCTGGGGTTGTCACCCTTCTTAACTGGAGCCTTTAAATTTGACCCTGGATTTTGACGCTCGTAAGATCTACGGCCCTCTTCATTCAGGCCGCCTTTTTTATTCTTGCCTTCCTTGCGTTGCCAAGCAGCTGACTTAGCCATCTGCCCTGCCCATAATAGATTGTTTTGATTTTTTTGATCTATCCAAAAACCTCTTGTTTTCTTTTTGGATTTCCTCAAACTTTTTCTTCACCCTCTCTTTGGTGGCCTGTGATGCTGATGGTGGAATATAAGCGCTGTACGCTTTAAAAGATCTGTGAGCGGCGCTAAACATTTTTCTAGGCGTATCGTCTTTTCCTACAGAAATAGTTTTAATCCTGCCATCTTTAGCCTTTAAATTTAATAAGTCAGAATTGAGTGAATTGATCTTATCTCTGATCATTTTGGAATAAGCTTCTGTCTCTAACTTTGCTTTTTGAAGATTGGGTAATTTAGCCATTTGCCCTGCCCATAATAGATGTCTTTTTCATGGGCTTTTTCTTGGGCGCTTTTTTAAGAGCTGCAAAATCAGCACCAGTAATTTTGTTTGTGGGAGCAGCTGCTGCTGCAATCTTTTTTTGCTTTGGACTAAGTTTCATAATATCCTCACTTCAGCCAATCATAAATTTTATGTGTCTCTTTAATTCTGTGATCCAATCCGTTGTAACCACCGTTCACTTTTCTAGTTACTTTCTTAATCACTTCATCCGTTACGCCCTGGTCACAGATCGTCCACAAATTGTTTTTTCTAAAAAAGTGAAGTGCGCTTTCCATTGCGTAATCAGAAGCAACTAAATCTGGATTGTCCATTACATCAGGTAGACGCATATCAGACGCAAAAGATCTGTACTGATCATGCCCTGTCATTTGTAAAAATCCCCGACCTCGAAATAGAAAACCTCCGTTAGGCACATTTTGATTTCCCATGCGATGACCATAAACTTTATCAGCCAATGCTTTTGGATTTCTTGCATATGGTTTAGCTTCTTCCTCTGACTTGAAGTATTTACCAAACACTCGAAGACATGCATCGAC